GAAGAGGCACAAGCTGGGCCGTTGAAAGCTGGAACAGCCGTTCTAACAGAGCTGTCCAAGCGAGCGGATGCAGGGGATGAAGCGTCGTTAATGTTTTTGCACAACACGTCAGCAGATAAGCTGCAAAGAATTCAGAACATGGGTGGTATGCCGATGCCGTCTATTGCCATAACTGGAAAGGATATCCCTTTTGAGAACTTTGGCGACATTACTCTGGTTGGCAGGCCAGAGTCATTTGATCCAAAAGCCAGCTCGCTAAACCAAGCGTTCAGTGCTGACGCATATACCGTTCGCGCCCCACGCCCTGTGCGGATAGCAAAGAAGGGGGCTGGAAAAAAGTTTCAAGAATTATATGGTGAAGATGCCAAAGAGTTAGACATATATGCTTCTGATACTATAGCTAACATATGGGATTTAGAAAAAAAAGGAGATGTCAGGGAGGATAAATATGACCAAGTTGTTCGATGGTTTTATGATCGCTCTGGCCCGATATTCCTGAAGGAAAAAGGAATTCCGTTCAACAAAGAGTCTCGCCAAGATATTGATGAGAAGTTACAGCAATTTCGCCAAAGTGGTGAATTTAAACAATGGGCTGAAGGGGCCGTTGATGATTTGTTTGAGGAAGGCGAGTATTTTGTTGCCAACCCTGATCGAGACTATTACACACAAAAGGCCAAGTTGAAACCATATACTGCCGATGAAATAGCCAATGTCATGAAGCGCAGCGCAGGCCGTGGTGGTGAGGGAGGGATGTCTAGCGGCTCGCCAGGAGCTGTTCGGGCGGCTTATTCTGAAAAGCTAACCAGCCTTGACGCTATCAGAAAACGCAAAAATCAGTTAAGCGGCGACATAGGAATTGAAAAAGAAGAGATTGAGAATTTGTTACTTGATATTGGCGACGCTTTGAAGCCATTTTATAAATATAACCCAAATGGATGGTCGTATCGAGATGCTGTATCTGAGCTAATGACTGAGGGCGCTACAAGGGGATTGAAACGATCCGCTGACTTTGTTGGGTTCGAGAACATACCAAAAGATTTAATGGGTGAGCTTGAAGGATTTCAGCAGATACTTAAAAAAGCTCCAACAGAGTATTTTGAGTCAAAACCAAAACGAGTGGTTCAGTTAAATGAATTCGGTGGAGCTATTGTTCCTGAAGACACAAGCCAAAGAACCATTGACCTTCTGACAAGTCAAGGGATTGAGATAGAGAGTTATGCTGATGACGCACAAAGACTAGCGGCTAGGCAGAAGTTTCAAGACATGTTGTTTCAGCTTCCACCTGTGGTAGCGACAGCCGTAACTGGTGGAATAGCCGCTGCTGTAGCACCAGGAAGTGCTCAATCCAGCCAAGCTGGAATGGGCGGGATGGGGGTCAGGTCAGCGCCAACAGCCCAAACTGGACTAGGAGGCATGGGTGTTCAGATGCCACAGCAGCGGCCAGAGCCAACGGGCGCAGACCTAATGCAGCAGGCCAATGATGACTTTGTGAGCGGTATACTTAATCAGCCTGAGCCAGACTTTTTGGATAGCGTGCAGCAGTCATTACTCAGCGGCATTATGAAAACTGCAGGGATTGCTGACCTATCCGCTGATATTGCGTCGGCTATGTTTGCGCCGGTAATTTCGGCACCTGGAGCTGTTGCTCGATACGCTACTGGCAGCACTGCAGATGAAATAGCGCAGGCTCGCAGGGAAACTGAGGATTATTTCAACTACCAGCCTAGAACCGAGCTTGGGCCTCAGTACGGCGAGCAAGCCATGCAAGCAATAGGCGGCGCTGTTAGCCCGTATATCCCAGCAATTAAAGAGGCTGCAGGTGAGAGCTACATACTTGGAGCCATGAAGCAAGGTTACGACTACCTTGGCGAGCGAGAAAAAGAACTAGCCAAGGCATTGATGGATCTTAGCCCATATTAATTAACTCAAAAGGTATTGAAATGTACGGAAATGCAATGTTTGGTGGTCAGGACTTCGGCAACATGATGCAGTCAACTCAGAACAATTTTGCTAGCAGCATACCTCCGATAAACGTTGGCTATTACAACGCTATGAGCAATAACCCTGCGACCTATCAGCAGCCGACTGATCCGCAGCAGATGGATCCGATGCAATATCAGCAATACATGCTGCAACAGTATCAACAGCAGATGAGTCCACAGCAACAACAGGTTGACCCTTACGAGTACCAGCGGCAGATGCAGCAACAGTATCAGCCGTCAGCAGGCGGTCAGCAAATGGATCCGTATGAATACCAGCGATACATGCAGCAGCAATACCAGCAGCAAATAAACCCGCAGGAGTATGCCCAACAGCCACAGCAGGTCAACACTGGCATCGCAGCGCAGTTGCAGGACAAGCCTGTGCGGTTCAGGAACCCTGACTTCTATTCAGATCAGGATTACCTTGGGTTTCAATTTGGAGGCGAAGGCGCTCGAAGACAACTTAGATAAGCCAATTTATTAGTCATATTGACCAACTATTGGCGTATTTGACTAATACTGTTATTATTACCTCCAACGGCTTCCACCCGCCGTTTCTTTGGGTGAGCATATTGGGGTCAAAATGAACGATCAGGCAGAAATAATTGAGGACGATGACGAAGAACTAGACACCGAACTGGAACTAAACACAGAGGTCGATGACGAAGTAGATGCCGATGAGGCTGACACGGATGCAGAAGACAGTGATGATTCAGATGGTGACGAAGATGACGTTATTATCGAGATTGAGGGGGAATCGCCACCTCCAGAAGAAGATGCAAAGGCACCTGGCTGGGTCAAAGACCTACGCAAGAGCCATCGAGAGCAACAGAGGGAGAACAAGCAACTCAAAGAGCAATTGGCAAGACTATCTAGCGCGGCAGCACCTGCAGCCGTAGAACTGGGCAAGAAGCCGACCATCGAGAGTGCTGATTACGATTCTGATTTATACGAGCAGCAGTTAACTGCCTGGTTTGATCGGAGACGTGCGGTAGAAGAGCAGGAGAAACAGATTGAGGAGCAGAAGCGCAGTCAACAGGAAGCGTGGAATGCAACACTGTCAACCTACGGCGAAAACCGCAAGTCACTCAAGGTCAAGGACTTTGAAGAAGCCGAGACAATCGTTCAGGATGAGTTGAGCAACACTCAGCAGGGTATGATCCTGCAGGGCGCTGACAACCCAGCACTGGTCGTGTACGCATTGGGGAAGAACCCCAAGAAGGCGAAAGAGATTGCATCCATAAAAGACCCCGTGAAGTTTGCCTTTGCGGTAGCGAAACTGGAGACACAGTTGAAGGTAACTAACCGAAAGGCAAGCACGAAACCGGAATCGACCATCACTGGCAAGGCCCAGAAGTCGGGAACGGTGGACTCAAACCTAGAACGATTACGCGCAGCAGCGGAGAAGACAGGTGACTATTCAAAGGTCACTGCATACAAACGTAGCAAGCGTGCGGGTAACTAACCAAACTATAATTAAGGAGCCATCATGGCTAACGAGTTTTCCAAAGAAGAGCGCGTAGCGTTCGAGCAAATGACTGAGGGCTTTGAAGACGCCCTGGTACTGAGTCGCAACGTGTCAGTCTACAACACTGACTCACAGATGATGGAGCGTGCAAACGACACCATCTGGCGTCCAATGCCTTACATCCTGAGTTCTATTGACGGCGCTCCTCGCACCGACATTAGCGGCTCATACCAGACTGCTACACAGTTGTCTGTACCAGCTACTCTTGGTTTCAACAAGACTGCACCTTGGACTCTTGATGCAAAAGAACTGCGCGATGCTCTACAAGAGAATCGTCTTGGCTCTGCTGCACGTCAGCGTCTTGCATCTGACATCAACATCGCTGTAATGAACGTTGCCGCTGCACAGGGTACTGTTGTAGTTAAGCGTACTGCCGCTGCTTCTGGCTTTGATGACGTTGCTGAACTTGATACTGCGTTCAACGAGCTGGGTGTTATGTCCGAAGATCGTTACTTGGCACTGTCAAGCCGCGATTACAACGGCATGGCAAGCAACTTGGCTGGTCGTCAGACTATGAACCAGAAGCCTACAACTGCGTACGAAAAAGCGTACGTTGGTCAGGTATCAGGTTTTGAGACTTACAAGATGGATTACGCCAACCGCATCGCGGCACAAACAGCATCAATCACTGTTGATACTGATGGCGCTAACATCGACTACGTTCCAGCAGCGACTAGCACTTCAGTCGGCGGCCAGATTAACGTTGACAACCGTACTCAAACCATTAGCTGTACCACTAACACTGGTGTAGTTGCTGGCGATTGCTTTACGATTGCAGGCATTAACGCTGTTCACCACATCACGAAGCAAGACACGGGTCAGCTCAAGACCTTCCGTGTTATCTCTGTACCATCAAGCACCTCGCTTGTTATCAGTCCTCCGATCATCTCAGCGTCTAGCACGCCTACTGATCCAGAGAAGCAGTACCAGAACTGTGTAGCTAACTCAGTGTCCAACACTGCCGCAGTTGTTTGGTTGAACGTGGCAGCCGCCGCTATCAACCCATTCTGGCACAAGGACTCAATCGAGCTGATGCCAGGTCGTTATGCTGGCAACCCAGATGGCGCAACTATGCTGCGTTACACTTCAGATCAGGGTATCGAGCTGACGTTGACCAAGCAGTTTGCCATTGATACACGGGTCACCAAGTACCGTCTTGACACTTACTTCGGTGTCACAATGTGTAATCCAGAAATGGCCGGTGTTGTTATCTTCGGTCAAACCGTTTAAATAGGTTGGGAAGAGAGAGGGTCAATCGGCCCTCTCGATTCTTTTGAGGAACCGATCAATTGAAAAAAGACCCGCGCTTAGAAAGAGCTGGAGTCAGTGGCTACAACAAGCCAAAGAAAACTCCAAATCACCCAAAAAAGAGCCATGTTGTTGTGGCCAAAGAAGGTGACAAGATCAAGACGATACGCTTTGGTGAACAGGGCTCGTCTACAGCAGGCAAGCCTAAATCTGGCGAGTCTGAAGCAATGAAGAAGAAGAGAGAATCATTTAAGGCCCGTCACGGGGCTAACATAGCCAAGGGCAAGATGTCGGCAGCCTACTGGGCAGACAGGGAGAAATGGTAATGCCATTAAAGAAAGGTTACAGCTCAAAATCTATCGCATCAAATATCAAGACAGAAAAGAAAGCTGGTAAGCCGATGAAGCAGGCGGTCGCCATATCACTGTCTACAGCCGCCAAGGCTGCGGAGAAGGCTGGCAAACCTGGCAAGGCACCTAAGAAGAAGTCCAAGAAATGATCAAGCTGTATAAGCCATTGCTTGACGGTCACTATAAGCGGATAATGGTTCAAGACACGACCCCATATTTGGGTGATGGCTGGTTCAATAGTATCAGCGATCATCAGGCGTACATCGCCAAGTTAAACAGTCCCCCGGTTGAGACGCACCTGTTAGGAGCGCCACCGGAAAAGCCAAAGCAAAAACGTAAACCGCGCAAGAAGCTAGAGGCCGAGTAATGTCATATACCAAGCGACAGTTCGTCACCGCTGCCTTTGAAGAGATTGGCCTGGCGTCGTTCGTCTTCGACTTGACTGACAACGAGCTGCTATCGGCCTGTAAGCGACTTGACGCCATGATGGCGCAGTGGAACGCTAAAGGTATACGGTTGTCCTATCCGCTGCCTAGCAGCCCTGAGACGACCTCTCTGGACGCTGAGACCGAGGTTCCTGATGCCGCCAACGAAGCGATCATCCTAAACCTTGGTGTTCGTATTGCACCAGGCTACGGCAAGACCGTATCACCAGACACGAAGGTATCAGCCAAGGCCGCGTACACAACGCTTCTGGGTTGGTCAATGGGTACACCGCCAGAGAAGCAATTCCCTAGCACACTGCCTGTTGGTGCCGGTAACAAGTCATGGCGCTACATGGATAACCCGTTTATGCAAGAGCCTGTAGATCCGCTGACAACCGGCGGTGATGGAGTTTTAGACCTAACATCTTGAGGATATAAAATGTCAACTATAAACCGTCTGTCCAGTGTAGATGTCCTACAGCCGAGTGATCAGATACCAGTTTGGGATAGCTCCAACGGAGACACCCGAAAGGCATCAATGAGCACCCTGTTGGCATTCGTTGAATCGTACTTTGCAGACCCCGATTACAGCACCCGGATCGTTGCGCCAAATACCGACTACTTCACAGTTGATATTGGTGCCACTGGCGATTCTATCTGGATGATCGTAAATCCAGTCCTGAACTTTACCACTGGCACGATCACGCTGCCGTCAACGGCCTATGCTGTTAATGATCAAGAGATCACGGTGGTATTCACCGCTGCAGTAATAAACTTCTCAATTACCAGCTCGGGCGCAACGGTTCTTGGCGCACCAGTTAGCATTAACAGCTACGACTCGTTCAGGGTTCGTTACAACGCCTCTCAGCAGACTTGGTACACGCTTGACACAACCGGCGATGGCGCTGGCGTGTCTCAAATCACCCGTCAAGACTTCACTGGCGATGGCACGACAACCACTTTCACATTAACAACAGCCCCTAGCGCATTGGGTAATGAGCTGCAAATCTTCATTGATGGTATTTATCAAGAGCGTTCTAGTTACGCTGTAACTGGATCAGACATAGTTTTCAGCGAGGCGCCACCATCCCTGTCCACCATTGAGGTGCTTGGATGGTCGGTTAATATTGGTACAGAGACCAGCGCCAACCTGGTGTCCTACGCGCCTGCTGGAACTGGTGCAGTTGTAACCTCTGTACAGGCCAAGCTGCAAGAGATTGTGTCTGTCAAGGATTTTGGCGCAGTCGGTAATGGCGTGACGGATGACTGGGCCGCATTTGAAGCTGCCAGAACTTACTGTAATGACAACGAGGTTCATTCTCTTCTGATCCCGCCAGCCTCATATCACCTGAGTGAGCCTTGGTTTGTGCCAAGCGGCGGAAGCTACGTCCCATGTCGAACTGTTGGTGATGGTGCTATTGTTGATAACACAGTAATTATTGGCGGCGGAACGGGTTTATGTGGCCTAACTGTAGACGGAGCAGCAGATGCTGGCTTTGTTGTTATTAGGGCGCAGGGTGCATATCACGAATATCTGGTTGCCAAGAACTGTGGTTCTTATGGCTTTTACTTTGGCGTTGCCTCCAGACAGCATTTAACAGTTTCTAGTGCTACAGGTTTTCAAGTTGGTGAAACTGTGACGGGCGGAACTTCTGGTACATTTGGCGTTGTTGAACGTATTGACGGCAATGTTCTTCGGCTTGTTAAATGTAATGCGACTGTAACCGCTAACTTCTTTTCATCTGGGGAAACTGTAACGGGTGGCACTTCTGGTGCAAGCTCAACAATTTCATCTTTTACCACTCCCTATGGCGCAAACTATCAAGTCACCCGTGGTACATTTAATCAGTTATTAGCATTTAATAACGGCAACAAAGGTTTTTATTGGGACGGAACAGCCACAGTTAATCGATCGTGGATGAACGCCTGCACAATGATTTCCCCTTCTGGTGTTTCTAATAGTGGCAAGGGTTGGGTCGTCGCATCATTTACTGGGCCAGGTGGCGGGTCTCAGCACAACTACAACTGCTTCATCAACATCAACATGGAAGGTAATAGTGACCAGTCTTTGTCAGACCCTAACGGTCGCCAAAACACTTATATCGGTGGCCACTTTGCTGACCTGGATGTAGGTGGCACATCTGTTGAAATTACAGATACTTATAACTTTGTTCTTGGTGGTCGTTACCTTGGCACAACAGACTTTTCTGGAACATCGTTTGTTAGTGTGAACAAAGACGTTGGAGGTACTTACGGCAAAATTTCAAGCATGGATGCGATCACTAATCTTGGTGATCTGGATGTAATAAACGAGCCTCTGTTTTATAAAGGCTGGTCAATCCTTCCGAGCAGCAAGCTGACCTATACTGTTGCAGGTGACAATCTAAACAATCACACTCTTCAGATTGACATGGGTGATTTCGTTGACGGCAACTATGTAAACATGCGTGTGTTTGTTGGTGGATACAGAAATCAGGCTGCTGCATATGCTGAGATGGATCACGCCCAGCTTACACTGACTATGTCTAGTGAAGCTGGCCTCACAACAAACAATGCGGTTTCCTATGCGGTCGCTTCAACAGAGGGCATCTCTATCGACAGTGTTGCGATTAGCACAACTGGCGTAATTACAATTACGTTTGATACGACCAACCTAATATTCTCAACTAGAAATCTTGTCGAATTTTACGACAGCGATGATACAGACCCACGATAGTCAATACTTATACAAATTAAAGGCTAGTTAAAATGTTAAAAACAGTATCGACACAATTAGCACTGGCATCAGATACTCTGCCCGAGGTCTTGTCGAAGGGCAACACTACTGGCGGCACAGACCTTGCCGTATCATCAGGCGATGACATCACCTTCGCTGATAACAGTAAAGCCATCTTCGGCGCTGGATCAGATATTTCCATCTACAGCGACGGGGCAACTGGACAAGTAACTGGCAGCGTAAGCGTCAGCGGCAATGTCGGTATTGGTGGTAGCCCTTCAAAACCATTGCATGTTTTTGGCCCAGACGGTGATGGTGAAGGAACGCCAGGATTCAACGCAAATAGCGTAGCCGTTTTCCAAAACAACGGAACATCTGCCGACTCCGCCATACTTAACATTGTAGCTGGGTCAGCAAGCAGTGGATTTATAGCGTTCGGAAACTCAACTGACGATATTCGACAAGCTATTGTTGCAAATATGTCAGATGATTCGCTACAGCTTCGCACGGGAAATAACAGTACAGCTTTGACGATAGCCTCCACAGCAGCCGCCACCTTCTCATCAACAGTAACTGCCGCTGGCGGGTTTTCTCATACTGTTGGGCCTGCATGGAAGGCAGGCGCTGGCAGTCCAGAAGGTGTTCTTGTCGCGCCAGTTGGCTCTTTATATTCAAGAACAGATGGTGGTGCAGCAACATCGTTTTATGTCAAAGAGTCTGGCGTTGGCAATACTGGCTGGGTCGCTAAGTAATTATTTTAAAAATTCTAGGAGAATACTATGTCAACATTTGTTCTGCCATTTGCGCCACTTGGGGCAACAGTATCATTCACGGCTGCCACACCAACGCCTCCAACCGCTGTGCAAGCGCCAATAGGTGATACGTCTGGCACTAGCGCGGGTCAGTACCGAGTGGTCAATGACAGCACTGTCACTGTATTCCTTGGTGTTGGAGCTACCTCTGCGTCAGCTATTGCAAACGCCAGCTCAGTGGCAACATCTATCCCGTTACTAGCTGGGACTTGTGAGGTACTTAGATTTGGCCCCAATGCGTTCTTCACTGGCAAGTCAGCGTCTAGTACTGCTGTTGTATACGTCACACCAGGTCAAGGCATCTAGTCGGAGAATCCCATTAACATTAAAGACCTAGCAGAGCGGTTTGAGTACGAGTCAGATGGCAAGATAGATACCTGGCGCATCATGAAGCCTGACGCTGACGGTAAGTATCGCGGTGATTGCGATGACTTTGCCCTGACCGCTCTGTTCATTGAAACCGGATCTCTATCGAGGTTCTGGTACGAGCTTATATTCGGCAGCGCCAAGGTATTCTTGGTCACTACGTCGAAGGGTGGCGGCCATGCGGTATTGAGATATAATGGGCAGTATATTGACAACTGGTCAAGGTCTTGGGTTTCACGCGAGCACATGGAATCCGTATATGGCCACAAATTCTCTGCCTGGTTATTTCCGTGGAATGCAACGGCATTAAAAATGTTGCTGGGCAAAATTAAGGGGTAGACATGGAAATTCCAATCCTGAGCGGTGTGTACGTCGATGCAGACCCGCGATTCAGGACTCTATATCCTGTCAACCTTGCGCCGGTTCCTGTCGCGAATGGCATCAGTAACAGCTACCTGCGACCAGGCGAGGGGATGGTTGCCGAGGCCGTTGGCATTGGCGTTGACCGTGGCGGCATTAACTGGAACGATGTCTGCTATCGAGTTTCTGGCAGCAAGCTGATCTCTGTCTCAGAAGATAACGTCGTGACAGAGCTTGGTGACGTTGGCGGCTCGACGTTCGACCAGCACGTCACGTTTAATTACTCGTTTGACCTGTTGGCCATCGCCAGCAATGGAAACCTATTCTACTGGGATGGAGCCACTCTCACCCAAGTTACAGATCCTGATCTTGGTACTGTTGTTGACATGGTGTGGGTTGACGGCTACTTCATGACCACTGACGGCGAATTCTTGGTTGTCACCGAACTAAACGATCCTCTTGCTGTTAATCCGCTGAAGTATGGGGCGTCTGAGATTGACCCTGACCCTGTTGTCGCGCTGCTGAAGTTACGCAACGAGGTTCACGCACTAAACCGTTACACCATCGAGGTATTTGATAACGTCGGCGGTGATCTGTTCCCGTTTGCTCGCATTGATGGCGCACAGATATCCAAGGGCTGCGTAGGGGTTCACGCCTGCTGCGTATTCATGGAAGCAATAGCCTTTGTTGGGTCAGGCCGAAACGAGGCACCAAGCATCTACATGGGAGCCTCTGGGCAGACCGTCAAGATCAGCTCTCAGGAAATTGATACCATCTTGCTTGATTACACCGAAGAGCAATTGTCCATCTCATTGGTTGAGGCTCGAAACGACAAGGCTCATGAGTACCTGTACGTTCACCTCCCTGATCGAACACTGGTCTATGACGCCACTGCAAGCCGTGAGCTACAGGCACCAGTTTGGCTTGTCATGACATCTGCCATTACAGGATTCTCTCAGTATCGCGCCAGGTCATTTGTCTGGGCGTACAACAAGTGGCTCATCGCAGATCCACAATCAACGGCATTGGGTACGTTCTCAGACACTAATGGCGCTCACTGGGGCGTTGATGTCCGGTGGGAGTTTGGTACGGCCATCATTTACAACTCAGGCATGGGGGCAGTATTCCACGACCTTGAGCTGGTGGCATTAACCGGGCGAGTTGACGCGGATACAGTCATCAGCACGTCATGGTCTTATGACGGGATCGACTACACTGCTGACGCACCCATCGCCACTGGTGGGCCGGGCGACTTCCAGAAGAGATTGTGCTGGCGCCGACAGGGCAAGATGCGTAACTGGAGGATTCAGAAGTTTACCGGCGACAGCAGGGCGCACCTGTCATTTGCCAGACTGGAGGCTCGAATTGAGCCATTGATGTTCTGATGGCCAATCCTAGACCACTAACACGCGAAGAATTGGCGAAGTTTCTGCCTGACCAGCGATCCATTCGGGCGTTTGAGCAGCTATTTGAGATTATCCCTGGCGACCTGATAACTCTGTTCAAGCTGATCGAAGAGGTTGGCATTGATGCCGTCTCAGCGATGGCTAGAGCTGAAAGCAACAGCGCATCCTTGTCACGCATAGCCGAGGCGCTAGAGCTGCTCACAAGCGCCCCAGTTGAGCCTGACGTTAGGCGTCCGGTGCTTGATACAATCGACATGGATCGGTTTGCGCCGGTTGGGTATAAGCGGGCAAGGATGTGGTGGAACGATCAGGACGACACGCTGAACGTCGGGCACCAGTACGGCGTAGTGCAGCAGGTCGGGCAAGAAACGTACATGCACGTCGAGAACGTTACCGGCTCGCCTATCCCCAACGGCAGTGTGGTCGGGTTTGCCGGCGTCAATGGTTACATCAAGTGCTCGCCGTACATTGCCGACGGGTCGTTGCCGTCAGAGTATTTCATCGGCGTGCTGACCCAAGAACTGGCTGACGGCGAGATCGGCATGGCAACGCTGTACGGTCGGGTTCGAGGCTTCGACACCACTGGCGCTGCGGCTGGAGAAGTCTGGGCCAAGGGCGATATTCTGTACGCATCACCAACCGTCGCTGGGTACTTCACTAACGTGAGGCCAACAGCCCCTAATGCTGTGATAATTGTGGCTGCCGTTATGGTGGTTGACGCCACTGCTGGTGAGGTAATGGTTAGAACAACCGTTCCAATAGGTTTGTCTTATGCTAACTACTATTCAACTATCGATCAGACGCCAGTAGCACCCAATACGGCATATGAGGTTACGTTTAATGGAGCTGGATCAGAACAAGGCGTGTCATTGGTATCTGGCACAAGACTTACCGTAGATGATGCTGGGTTATATCAAATAAACGTCAAGCTGCAGGCAACGTCATCGACCGGGTCATCGTCTACGATTTTCGCATGGATCGCAATTAACGGCACCGACGTGCCCAACAGCGGGGCGGACTTTACCATTAAGGCCAACGGCGACACCAAGTTAATTTCTTATATGTACCAGGTCAGTCTCATCATCGGCGACTACGTTGAGGTTCGCTGGGCTGCAAGCACTACCAGCTTGCGACTTGACGCGATACCTGCCACGGCATTTGCGCCAGCAGCGTCCTCTGCCTCAGTATTCTTAACGCAGATACAACTTTAAGGTGAAATCATGACAGTCAGTAACAAGGTATTGATCGCCCCGGTACTGCTCGCAGCATCGCAGGTAACGCTCTACACAGCGCCGACAGGAGCCAAGGCAATCATCGACAAGGCCACTGTCACTAACACTCACGCAACGGATAACCTTGCCATATCGGTTAACCTGGTGGCGTTCGGCGGATCTGCTAGTGCCACCAATCTTCTGGTAGACGCAAGAATAGTCGCTGTTGGTGAGACCTATACGCTCCCTGAGATGGTAGGCCATAACCTGGCGACCGGCGACTTCATTAGCGTACTGGCCTCTGCCGCGTCATCTCTGTCTCTGCGGGTGTCTGGTAGAGAGATAACTTGAATCTAGTTGATAAATAGCCCAAAATGTGGTCAGGCGAGTATCCGAGTTCCGTCTGCTCAAATGTTCCCTGAAAAGGAGATGATGATTGAGCGTAGCACTGGTTAAACCATTCGCAATAGCCAAGCATGAGGGTGTCGAAGAAGTCGAGGCCGCGATGCTGAATCTGCCACAGGTTGATTGCCCTGTCGTTCATAGATTTGGCCCAGGCATATACATTCGTGAAGTTACGATGCCTGCAGATACGTTTGCTATTGGCCACCGCCATAAGTCCAGAAACTTGAATGTTATGCTCACTGGCAAAATAGTCATGCAAAGAAATGGCGAGATGATAACCATTTCAGCGCCGTTTGTTTTTACCGCTGAACCTGGACGAAAAGTCGCATACGTTGTTGAGGAGTGCGTCTGGCAGAACATCTATGCTACCGATGAGACTGACATTGATAAGTTGGAGGAAATGTTCCTCGACAAGAGCGAAACATGGGTTGATCACGAAAAAGAGCACAAATCATTTCGTGTTACTCTTCGACAGTCTGACAGAGATGATTACGAGCAGTTTCTGACTGAGTATGGGTTTGACGAGGCATGGGTACGAGCTGTTTCAGAAAACACTGATGATCAAATTGAGATGCCTGCAGAGTGGAGCGGTGTCGCTAATGTCAGGCCGTCTGATATTGAAGGTTCTGGATTATTCCTTAGCGCCGCAATATCTGCAGGGTCAATAATTGCACCTGGCAGGCTTGGCGGTAAAAGAACCCCAGCAGGAAGATATGTCAATCACTCATCTACACCAAATTGCTTTTATTTGAAAACAGAGTCCGATGACGTTTACCTGATTGCCAAGAGAGATATTATTGGGTGTCAGGGCGGCGACCAAGGCGAAGA